CGCAAACACATAGTCCACGTTGGTACGGATCATGGGTGTCATGTCCATACAATACTGGGTCGTCATCATAAAGAAAATCTTCCAGTGTCGACCATTCATAAAGAGTTGGCGGATGGCTGTGTCACGCATAAAGGACCGGTCATACATACAATCATCCATAAGGACAAAGACGGGTGAACACCGACCGACGGCCAAGAGTTTCTTTTGACGATCGATGATACGTTCAAGGGCATCACGATTATAGTCTCCAAAAACAAAGAGGTCCGGAATAAACTGCTTATAGTACCCGTTCCCTTCCTCTGTCCCTGACATGGCGATACCGGCCGGTAAGTGTTTCTTGTGCCACAGAATGTCCGTGACGAGTGTCGATTTGCCCGTTCCACGCTTCCCTATGAAGACGCAGACTTTATCATCAGCCATCTTGGACGGGTCGAACTTTCGGAGTGCCAAAGACATTCCTTTCCTGCAATTTTGAAACAAAATAGGAGGTGGCCTGGAGCGCGAGCAAGACCGAGTCAGGACGCGGAGCGTCCCTGACTCGTGATCCAAGGCGAAACAATATGTTTCCCTTTACTAGAGAGATGTCCGCAGGATACATACAGCTCGTGGCACTTGGACAACAAGACGCGTACCTTTCGGGGGAGCCACAGGTGACGTACTTCTCGGGTGTGTACAAAAGACACACGCCGTTTGTACTCGAGGCGTACGATATTCCTTTTAACGATCAATACATAACGTTCGGAGGAACGAGTATTTGTCACATTCCTCCAAAGGGAGACCTCATACGAGGACTAACACTCAAAATGACACTTCCGGCACTTTACAATCCCGGACAAGACTGGACCTGGAACACACCCGCAAGCTCTTCAAACCGTCCGTCCCTTTGGTACGGGTTTTCGAACGGGGCTATTCAGCAAATAAGCTCAAAGTTGGGCTCCTTTTACTATTCCACAAACTCGTACAGCACAACATGGGCAAACACCTTTGTTCCAACACTCAGTTACAATTCCAACACGAATTACTTTGCATTTAGTAACGTCTCGAACGTTATTTTTTCTGCATCTTCAGTTTCTGCAACGAATGCAGCCTCGCCCGTGTTCTGGGGGTTCGATCCCGTGAACTATTCTTTGGCTGCTAATGGAAACCTGATTTATAATGCAACCGTCTCGACCCTGTCGAACCTTACGGCGAATAGTATTTCAAACTTGGCCCCAAACACTTTTATATCAACACTCACACCGGACTTGACTCTTCAGCAGGCGGGCTGGATTCAAACGACCGGTGTTCCCACAACAAGTCAAACGGGGTTTTATGCCGCGCTTGCACAACCTCTAGCACTCTCGTCGTCAACGAATGTGTTTTTAGATTTTAGCGCCCAGACACCCGGAACGAATTTACCTTACTGGTCGGTCAATGATTTGTCGACGACTAATTTTTTCGTCTCTTCGGACGGACTCGTACAATTTCTGACTACTGGGTACTTTACGGTTCGCCTGGGCTTCAATGTGAGTGCTGGCAGTGTCGTTTCTATAAGTTACGGAAAGTCAAGTACCCCAAACCAACCAGCAAGCCCTACGTTTCTATACACGTACACATACACAGTCTCTCCTGACCCGACATCCCCTGCTATTATTCCTCTAAATGCCGACGGATCTTCGTATTACTACTTTTACGTCCAGACAAACATACCATGTAACGCCCTCGTAGGTACGTACGTCGCGGCCACGCCCGCAAATGACGTGTACCAATTTTCGAGTAATATTAACGTGACCTCTGGGTCGAGAGTCCCTCTATATGGAAACACGCAACCGACAAATTCTACAGTTACTTTGACTTCAGGTTCGAACGTAAACTTTTCAGTCAATGGGGAATATCTCGTGTCTGGTGTGCTCAGCGTTGCGAACGCCGTAACAAGCAACACAACTGAAGTGTACGCGACGAGCGTGACTTTTGGTAACACGGTGAGCTCATATACGTATGACCTTTCTCAACAAGGGCGAAACCCGACATATGCTTTTTCCATTCCGGTTGTCGCGAGTACAACTTCAAACTATTGGGCGAGTGTTTCGACCCAGAGCACATCTTCAAATTTGTTGGCAAATTCATTCTTTACCATAAATCAGGTGGGTGTTCTGTCAGACACAGCCCCTCAGATTGTGCTTCCGTACAACGGTATCCTTTTACAATCAACATCGAGTACCTTGACGAGTCCTCTCAATTTAAAAACAAATTTCAGTTCCAATACAAACTCGGCCATAATTTCCGTGAATGCTTCTGGAAACCTCGTGTTTAACAATATTGCTTCGTATATGCTGACGGGTGTTTTTTACACGTCAAGTCCCGTGACCAACGTTCTCATAACAAGTTCAGACTCTTCATTTTCTACAATTTTCAACTTTAGTCTCGGGCTTGCACCTCCTTATACTATATCCGTTCCTTTTCGAATTACAAATAATTCAACAAGTATTTCGTATGGTGTGACCCTGAATACGTTTCAGAGCGGGGCGACGGTACAACCCGGGACGTACCTTACAGTCGTTCCTGTAGCTTCAAACACGCTCATCGGGGGATTTCAGACGTACAACTACTATGACGGCGTGGGTTCACTCGCCATCGTGAACGCTGATCTCAAGATTGGAGGACAGACTATCCAGAGTATAACAGGTGAGTACATTGAGGTTTGGAACGAGCTCAACGTTCCGTACGAGAATCAACCCGGTCTTCAACTTTTGACGGGAAAATACGATACGCAAACGAGCATAGGACCTCCGGGTCGCACGTACTACGTGAATCTTCCGTACTATTTTTACGGAAACCCCGAACTCTCTTTACCGATCACGGCTCTAGGGCGCCAAGACGTGGAGGTCTGGGTCACGTTCAACAACTTTTCCAACTTGACATCCGTTCCTTTGACGAGTCCTACACTTACAGCGACTATCATCACAGAGTACGTGTACCTGTCAAACCCTGAGATTGATTGGTTCCAGAATCATCGTCTCGACTATGTCATAACTCAGTGTCAGTACGACTCGTTTCAACTTCCTCGAGGGTTCCAAAGTGCTATTTTTAATCTAAAATTCAAGAACCCTATCAAGGAACTCTTTTTCCTGATTCACCCGAACGCCAACTTACCTTACAACTACACGACACCTGGTGGAGGAACGGACGCTGTGACTTTTGGCATGACGTTCAACGGAGAAGATGCATTTTTGACGGCAACTATCAACACCTTGTATGTGGGGGCTATCGAGCCATTCGTGACTCACGTGAACTTTTTCTCACAACCTCGCGTGTTGACTTCTCAACAACCGAACCAGTACGGTCGTCAGTTTTACATGTATTCCTTTTCGACAAATCCTTTTGGAACACTTTCATCCGGCCAGATTAATTTCAGTCGTATTCGTCAAGTTCTTTTAGAGATGAATATAGGAAACAACGCACTCAATTACCCTGCAAAGACGTTCAACGTTATAGCCTTGAGTCAAAATATTTTGAGAATTGAGAATGGAATTGCGGGTATTATGTTTCACTGAGACCGAGGGGGAAGTTTCGAAGAAACTCCCCGGGCTTGTGATCCCCTCCGGGGCCCAAAGGTCTTGAAGGTTTTTCAAGGGCGCCCTTCGGGCAGAAGAGGCGCTCGGCGCCTCTTCCTTTTTTCCTACGGATTTATAAGAATGGCCGGTCGTGCCAGTTTGTCCTTTTTGGGCCAAGAGGACATTTCACTGAGTGGCGACCCCCAAGTCACATACTTTATCGAAAAGTATCAAGGTCAGACCCCGTTCGCGTATCGGGTCGACAAGGTCATTTTCGATGAAGCGGGTGTTGTTTTCGGTTCTGAAAATCACAGAATCATACCAAAGTCAGGTGATCTCATCACGGGTATGACTTTGTACACGGCGTTTCCGACGCCACCAGCGGGCGTCCAGGTGCTCGACTCGGTCGGAACCCTTATGTTTCAGTACGTGGAACTTTACATAGGGACCGAACTTATCGAACGTCTGTACGGAGAGTACATTGAGATGACGTTCGACCTTACGGTTCCCAAAGGGAAACAACCTGCCCTGTCCTTTTTGGATGGCAAAAACCTGACGTATTCTGGAAACCCACAACTCGCCTATACGGTTCCTCTTCCATTCTCAACCTTCAAAAGAGGTCTGCCCTTGTGTGCGTTCAAGGAACCCGTGACGATTCGGATCGTCTGGAACCCTTCGACGTTTTTCACCGTCCCGCCGACGCTCATTACGACCCCATTTACGGCTCAACTGAACATAGAGTACACGTACCTTTCCGAAAAGGAGAT